ACACAACAGATCCAGCTGGTCCTATAATTGCTGCAACTGCACCAACAACTCAAAGTGATACTACAGCGTTAGTATACGGTGATCTATGGATTGATACCAGTGATTTAGAACTGTATCCAATAATCAGTCGTTGGGAATTTGATACAACAAGCATGACAGACATGTGGGTATTGTTAGACAACGCTGATCAAACAAGCAGCAAGGGTGTAGTGTTTGCTGATGCACGTTGGGCAACCAACGACAACACAAATGTAGTTGATGATCCTATTCCAAGTATCGTTAGCTTATTGGCCAGCGACTATGTAGACTTAGATGTACCTGATGCAGCATTATACCCAACAGGTATGCTATTATTTAACACACGCCGTTCAGGTTACAATGTTAAATCATACCAAGCAAATTACTTCAACGGCATTAATTTCCCTGATCAAACTTTGCCAGTAGAAACAGCAACGTGGTTAAGTGAAAGTGGATTGCAATCAAATGGTGCTCCTTATATGGGTCGTCAGGCGCAACGTAATATGGTTGTAATATCATTGCGTTCAGCAATGGATACTAACAATGACATTCGTGATGAAGATAATTTCTTCAACTTGATGGCTACTCCTGGTTATCCAGAATTACAACCTAATATGGTTGTGTTGAATGCTGATCGTGGTGATACAGGTTATATCTTAGGTGATACTCCAATGAGATTGCCATCAGATGCTACATCAATTCAAGCATGGGCAACTAACGCGGCAGGTGCTACAAGCACAGGTGAAGCAGGATGTGTAACACGTAATACATATTTAGGTTTGTTCTATCCAAGTGGTATCACAAGTGATCTAAGTGGTAATCTAGTTGCAGTTCCCGCAAGTCATATGATGTTGCGTACATTTATCAGAAATGATACAGTTGCTTATCCTTGGTTAGCAGCAGCAGGTACACGTAGAGGTAATATTGACAATGCAACAAACATCGGTTATATTGATAGTGCAACTGGTGAATTTATAACTACTAAGACACGTATTGGTATTCGTGATGTGTTGTATATTAACTTTATCAATCCATTAGTATTCTTTACTGGCATTGGATTGTTGAATTATGGCAACAAGACAAGTTTCAATAGTTCTAGTGCTTTAGACAGAACTAACGTTGCACGACTAATTGCGTATGTTCGTAGACAATTAACATTAGCAGCACGTCCATTCGTATTTGAACCTAACGATGCACTAACAAGACAACAAATTCAAGGGGTTATTCAAACATTGATGGTAGATTTAGTTGCTAAACGCGGAATTTATGATTATCTTGTAATATGTGATGAAAGTAACAACACACCAGCAAGAATAGATAGAAATGAACTTTGGGTAGACGTTGCAATTGAACCAGTCAAGGCAGCTGAATTTATCTACATCCCGGTTCGTGTATTAAACACAGGTGAGATAGCAGGAATATAGTAAACTAAAATAACCCCTTCGGGGGTTATCAGTTTAGTTAAGATAAATAAGATTAATAGGAGAAATATAAAATGGCAACAGCCTCACAATCATTGTTCAACATGACAGTCGCCTCTGATAATGCCGGCGGCAATCAGGGCTTACTAATGCCCAAACTACAGTTCAGATTCAGAGTTAATTTTTTGAATTTTGGAGCAGACACCAGTACGGTAGAGTTAACAAAGCAAGTTATTGATTGCTCTCGTCCCAACGTACAGTTCACAGAAATTCCAATAAATATTTATAACTCAACAATGTATTTGGCTGGAAAGGCTGCATGGCAAACATTAGCTATCAACATTCGTGATGATGCTTCAAACAGTGTGTCAAGATTAGTTGGTCAGCAATTACAGAAGCAAATGGATTTTGTTGAACAAGCAAGTGCGGTATCTGGTCAAGACTACAAGTTTCAAACAAACATTGAAATACTAGACGGTGGCAATGGTGCAAGTACTCCGGTAGTATTAGAAACTTGGGAATGTTATGGTTGCTTTGTTCAAACCGCAAACTATAATACATTAAATTATGTTACAAACGATGCAGTGACAATTTCATTGACCTTACGTTTTGATAACGCAATTCAATCACCTCTCGGTACAGGGGTCGGTACACAAGTACCAAGGACATTTGGTTCAATTACTACCGGTATCGGTGGTTCTTTCTAAAAAGAATCGTAACTAAATAAATCTAGCATGTCTGGATTTTATCAAAACTTACAAACAGACACTGCCGGAGCATTTTCCGGCAGTGTTTTCCTTCGTGATTACACTCACGCTAGTAAAACATTTAGACCCAATGCATATGAAAATGCTCCTAAATTTAAGTTTCTATTTCATGTTTACTTTCAACTTAATCCAACTGGATTGCCAAGCGACTTCAATTTGGCTAGTTACGGCCTATTAGTTAAAACAGTAAAACTCCCTGGCTTTAATTTAGACGTAGCAACATTGAATCAATATAATCGTAAAAGATTGATACAAACAAAAATCAAATACGATCCAGTTAATATTACGTTCCATGATGATAATGGAAATTCAATTAGAAAAATGTGGAAGGGTTATTACAATTACTACTACGCCGATGGAACAAAACCACAAGTTGTGTTTAACGGAGCAAGAGGAGATACCCCAATATCACAATTAACAGGAGGCGGAGGGTTCGCAGGTGAAACTGATGCCACATACAATAGCAGAACACAATATCAACCTTCTATTACTGGGAATGCAAGTTGGGGTTATCAAGGTAGTACTAGCGATCCAACTGGTCAAAAAATACCTTTCTTTAAAAATATAACAGTGTTTGGTTTCAACCAACATAATTTTGTAGCTTATACATTGATCAATCCTGTAATAACAGCTTTTAGCCATGATACATATGATTATGCTCAAGGCAACGGAACAATGGAACATCAAATGACATTGGATTACGAAACTGTAGTTTATAATGAAGGTGCAATAGATGGTAAGAGCCCCGATAATATCGTCACTGGATTTGGTGAGGAAGCTTTTTATGATAGAAGATTAAGCCCTATAGCAAGACCCGATGCAAATTCAAAGATATTAGGTCAAGGTGGATTAGTTGACGGTGCTGGCGGCACATTGAAAACTAATAGAAATATAGTACAAGAAACTAACACGGCGAATGGCACGGCATATAATACATTTAAAAATACAAACATAGTGAATATTGCAAAATCAGAAGTTGTCAATGGTATAAATAATTCAGTAGGACAAACCCCAAATAGAAATGTCAATGTAGCAACTCCTATATTTGGTGCTATTCAAAGTAGAATTGGAACTGCTGGAGCAAAATTATCAGGAGCACTATCTGCACCTCCACAGATAGGCGGTAATCCTTCCGCGGGTTCACAAACATCCGGTCAGAGTGGACCACAATAAAGTAAAAAAATGTCACAAATTATAGATAATCGTACAAACTTAGATCAAACAGTTAGAATTTTTGATTCTTTTTATGCGTTCAATTCAGTTGTTAATGCTGTAGAATATGATATCGTATATTCATATTTTGTATCTGTTTGTGCCTCTAAAAATATTGCAGCTAATTTTACTGCGGTGTTATTTAGAATAGCACAAGAAACACAGATACCTGTATTACAATTAATTGACCAAATCAAAGGTACAAAGAAAATGGAAATGAATCAAATTCTTGCTTACTATCTAAATAGTTTTAAAAGCAAAACTTCATTATATGGCATAGCTATCATACCAAAATCAAATCAACCAGTGGCACGAAACATAGTGCAATAAGTATGGCTAATTATGCTCAGGGTACTTATACTTGCCGAAATCCACAAAAGTATGTAGGTAAACATAAACCCAAATACAGATCGTCTTGGGAAATGCGGGTTATGATGTTTTTAGATGAAAATAAACATATTACACATTGGGCAAGTGAATCAATTTCAATACCGTATCGTAGCCCATTAGATGGAAAAATACATCAATATATTCCTGATTTTTTTGTGGTTTATGAAAATAAATCACATCAAATTAAGGCAGAAATAGTTGAAGTAAAACCAAAAAGTCAAACATCATTGACTGAAGCAAAAACCAGACATGATAAATTACATGCAATAGTTAACCAAGCTAAATTCCTATCCGCTACTGCATATTGCAAACAGCACGGTTATGTTTTTAGGGTCATTAGTGAAGATTCAATTTTTGCAAATACTACTAGTAGTGTAAAAAAAAGAAGATGACCTTTTTAGAAATGGGTCACGAAAGTAACTAAATACTTTCTATGACGAAACGACTAGAAGAACTTTTTGAACTGCCGCAAGATGAAATAGACACCTTGGCGAAACCAACACCAGAAAATGCACAGGAAATAACCACTGAAGCATTAGATAGTCTATCAAAAATAGAACAAGCATTACCTCAAGTCCGTGGATTAGAAGCCGCAGATGATGAGATGGATGCATTAGCTGAGATGGCTACAAGCAGCTACAAAGACTTAATTGATCTTGGGATGCAAGTGGATAGCAGATATGCCAGTGAGATATTTAATGTTGCTGGAACTATGCTTGGTCATGCTATTACTGCAAAAACTGCTAAACTAAATAAGAAGTTAAAGATGATTGATTTACAGTTGAAAAAAGCACAATTGGATCAAAAAGAATCAAGTAGGGACAAGGAAATTGAAGCTACCCCAATAGGAGAAGGTAGAGAACTTGATAGAAACGAGTTGCTTAAGATGTTGGCAGCAAAATCCACTTAAAAAGATAAATAATATATACAGGAATAAAAACATGCGAAGCCTTAAACATTTCATTGTTGAAAGTATACATACTTACAAGTATACTATCAAAATTGCCGGCACCATTGACAAAAACTTTATAGACATGTTTAAGTACAATCTAAAAAAGTTTGACCCAGTGGAAATTGGTGAACCAAAAAGTACTCCAATACAGAAATCACCATATGGTTTTCCTAACTTAGAGAACGAAAGTGTTACATTGATTAAAGTTGAGTTTAGATACCCAGCTACAGAACCAATGGTGCAACAACTTGCTCAGTTATGCGGATACAATGTTAACATGGTGCGTATGATATCAACTGCTTTTGATGATAGTATTGATAGTGAACAGGCGGGATATCAAAATGAAATGAGTCATAGCCCATTGCTTGATAAAGAAGAAATGGGTGAGCAGCCTGATGCCAAAGCAGCAAGCAAGGCGTACGGGGATTCATATTTACAATCAATCAAAGATCAAGCTAAAGAGTCTAAGATTGATATTCCATATGCAGGGACAAGAACAAAAGATGCGTTTGACCCGTTCAAGCCATATTTAGATGATAAGAAGATGGGGGACAAGAGCCCAATGAGTACTATAAAGATGCCACCAAAGCCAAAGACTGGCGCAGCATATAACCGTTAAGGAAAATAAAATGGATTTCAGAGATATATTAAAATCGTTTGACAATTTATCAGAAGCCACAACTACTACTGATACAGGTGAAGTTCACACTGCTGACCCAGGTGGTTACGGTCGTAAAGACGATGAAGATGCTGACGGTAACCCAGTTAAGCAAGCACCTCCTGCCGTGAAGCGTGGCAAAGGTCGTCCTCCAAAAGCAGCCCCTGCAGGTAGCAAGCCTGATTGGTCAGCATTTGGTGTAACAGGTAAAGATGTTAAGTTGCCCAAGTGGGATAAAAGTAAAACTACTAAGCATAGTTTGAAAGAATACTTTGATCAATTAACCCAAGCATTGAATGAAGCTGATCAAATTGAAATCAAACCGGCTTCACAAATGCCTAAGCAGCCCGGACAAACACTACAGCCCGGACAACAGCAACAAATGGCAGGTCAACCACAAAAGAACACACAAGTTATTGCACAAGGTGATAAGACACTAGGTACAGTTGACAACGCTCAATTAGCACAACAGATTAAACAATCTATTGGTAAAGGTGAACTGACTTTAATGCCTGATCAACAAATGGCTGAAGATGGTGAAAATTGGATCAAGGGTGCTATTAAGCATCCGGGCGCCTTCACCACAAAAGCAAAATCTCACGGTATGACTCCTACTCAATTCAGAGCAAAAGTCTTAGCACACAAAGAAGATTATCCTGCTAAGACAGAAAAGCAAGCACAACTTGCTACGACATTAAGCAAGATGCATGAGGCTGAAGCTCCACAGTACTTTGCACAATCAAGTCCACTAAGCACTGCTAATCGCGGTGTATTAGAAGGCAAGAAAGGTGTAAATCCTTTTGTCAAGAAAGATGACAAGGCTGAAAAGATTGGAAAAAAAGTTACCAAAGATATAGAAAAGGATGAGAAGAAAGGGAACGCACCTAAGAAAGGTGTTAATCCTTTTGCTAAGAAATCTGCCAAACCAGACTTTCTAGATATAGATAAAGACGGTAATAAGAAAGAGCCAATGAAGAAAGCTGTCAAAGATAAAAAGAAAGTTAAAGAAGGCATGGAACATAATTTACAAGCTGCAAGACTTCAAGGTAAAAGCCATGCACTAAGAAAAATGCCATACAATTGCACAAACGATGATATGGAAGAAGCAAGACACTATCACGACGGGTTCAAAGAAGGCTTAGATGAGTGCTATGGTCAAATGCCAATACTAGGTCTCACTGCAATTGGTGAAATGGGTCAAGGACCTGAAGTTGGCACAATGGCTAGTTATGGCGCACATGATGTAATGGATGAAGGCATGGGTAAAGGTGATATAGATATGTTTGGTGAAGATGATTATATGGATATTATCCAAGACATGATTGATAATAATCGCCGCTATATGAGTCCAAGTAGAAAACCAAGAGTAATGGCCGCAGTTAAAAAATATGTAGAATCAAACGGTGGAGTATTTGATCCTATGTTGTTTGAAGAAATGTATGATCGGATAGTATCATTCGCCCGAGATATATTTAACGAGCAAGGCATGGGTGAAGTAGATGAGATGGATAAGACTTCTTACATGAAGCAACAAGCAATTACAACGCCCGGTAACACTTTCAAAGCATTTGGACAAACAATGCGTGATAACAATGTTTTAGATGAATTTGCTTTTGAATCATTAGATAAGCAATTAAATTCTTTACTTGAAAATGTTAATGAAGGTAGAATGAATGAACTATCATTGGATTTTAAAGAGTTAACTGACGCAGAATTCAAAAAGAAATACGGTAAAACTAAGGCTGAATTCAAAGCCAATGTGAAAAGTGAAGAAAATGTATCTGAAGGAATGACAGTTTCAATCAGTAAAGGTCAACAAGGATCACCTGATTCAGTGTCAGTATCAGCACAAGATGGTGAAGCTGACCAATTGTTATCTATAATTAAATCAGCAGGTTTAGGCTTATTTGGAGGTGAAGAACAAGGTTTCAATGCACCACAAGGCTCAGCAGGTGCTCACGGTGGTATCAGCGTAGTTGATGACCATGACGGTATGATGTCATTGATGAAGAAATTGTCAGGCACTGGCGGCGGAGAAATGACAGATGACGGTGACTATGAAGATGAAGAAGGTTCCAGTGAAGAAGATCATGGGCATGAGGCAGAAACATGCGAGTCATGTGGCGACATGATGGAAGAGAATCATCAATGTGAATCCGATGAACAACCAGTTATGGGCGAAGATGAATCAGAAGATCAAATGACTGATGATGTATCTGAAGCAAATGCCCCAGATTCCGGTGCTGATAATACCAATGCTGATGTTGCAGGGAATGCAGCAGCTAATAGTGCATTGGCAACGGCAGATGCAGGTGCAGACGAAGAAGAAGGTGAAGTATATTCAAGCCCAACTAACGAAGCTGAAGATGAAACAGGTGAAGAAGCCGGCACAGACGCATTAGATGAAGATAACAATTGCAAAAAATGTGATTGCAATCCTTGCAAATGCGAAACAATGTCAGAATCAAGTTTCACTAATCTTTTCAGAAAAATAGCAATGCTTTCAGAAGAATCAACTAAAGTAGAAGAATCAGAAGAAAGACCTTTTATTTGTGTACATGCTAAAAAAGGTAAGTGCGAAGTTAAAGCAAGTAGTAGTTATCAAGCAGCACAAAAAGCTGCTCAGAAATGGGGACTTAAAAGTACAGCTGGCATTGATGCCCACTTGTCTGATGTAAAAAAGGATACTAGTTCAATAGAAGAATCATACGCTAACAGTGCAGATGATACATTTGAAGCTGACATTGGATTTATGATGAATGTTATAAGTGGTGGATTGAATAAACAAAAATCTACCGGTCAAACAACTATCCCAGTAATCTCAGGGCAAAAGAATCGCATGGGTGCTGATGGCTTAGGTAATCCTATGAAAGAATCCACTGAGTTGTTAAAAGACTACATGAAATTAAGCGGTCTATAAAAGAATCGTAACTTAAAATACTCGGCTTTATGTCGGGTATTTTTTTGGGTTGTTGTTTCTTAAAAAACGATAAATACATTATAAATAGGCAACACTAACATGAGTCAAAACAACATAGATTTTGGAACATTTCCTGATGATCCGTCAGCGGATGCAATAAGAACCGCATTTAATAAAGTACAAAATAACTTTAATCAGATATTTGATGCTAATACCAATTCAGCAGTTCTTTCAATTAATAGAACTCCGGGCGCCGGGGTAACTGTTAATAATCCCACGGGTAATGTAATTATTTCTGCTAATATTGCATGTGTTCAAGTGGCAACTAGTTCATTGAGTATTGGCAGAGGCAGTAACGGTGGTAGTAACACTGTTATTACACAATCTAGCCAAGTATTAATAGTTGATATTAACCCTACTCAAGTACTTTCTAATTACTTTGCTGCTGTGGGCAATGGATTAGCAACTTTTAAAGGAGTATTGACTACAACTTCAAACGCACAGCCTAATGTTACTTCATTGGGCAATTTAACTGGATTGACAGTGAGTAATGCAGGTGGCATAGTTAATTTTGCAAATACAGCCAATGTATCATTGGGTAGTGTAAGTAACTTACATATCACTGGTGGAGTCAATGGATATCAATTGATTACTGACGGTATAGGTAATGTCAGTTGGGAACAAGCAGGTATAGGACCATCTGGTGCAACAGGTGCAACCGGGGCAACCGGGGCAACAGGCGCAACCGGTACGATAGGCGCTACAGGTGCAACCGGGGCTACAGGTGCAACCGGGGCTACAGGTGCAACAGGTACTACAGGTGCAACAGGTACGATAGGCGCTACAGGTGCAACAGGTGCTACAGGTGCTACGGGTGCTACAGGTTATATAGGAACAACAGGTGCTACTGGAGCTACTGGTGCTACTGGTGCTACGGGTGCTACCGGGACTACAGGTGCTACCGGGACGAAAGGAACAACAGGTGCTACGGGTGCTACAGGTGCTACGGGTGCTACAGGTTATATAGGAACAACAGGTGCTACTGGAGCTACTGGTGCTACTGGTGCTACTGGTGCTACCGGGACTACAGGTGCTACCGGGACGAAAGGAACAACAGGCGCCACAGGCGCCACAGGTGCCACTGGTTACACAGGAACAACAGGTGCTACTGGAGCTACTGGTTACACAGGAACAACAGGTGCTACTGGAGCTACTGGTGCAACAGGTGCAACAGGTTCAGGTGCAACCGGCGCAATCGGTTATATAGGCAGCACAGGTGCCACTGGTGCTACGGGCCCAGCAGCTGGATCTAATACACAAGTCATATTCAATGATGCAGGATCACCTGGTGCAAATGCTAATCTAACATTCAATAAATCAACTAGCGTATTAACTGTTGCAGGGACACTGAATGTAGGTTCGGGAGCTAGTACTTCCGCTGGGTTAATTACTGGCTATAACGGCTCCCCCGGATTCGGGTCTATATGGAGTACGGCAATTACTCCATCAGCAAATAACTATTCACTTGTGACGAATGGGGCAATCACCTATCTAAACGGCAGCAGCACCGTCGCCCTGACAATTGGCGGAACCCCGGTTGCAACAGCCATCTCCACCGGACTCGCAGTAACAGGGACGCTGAGTGCGACGGGGCAAATCAGCACCACTGTTCAAGGCGCTTCATTTACTGCTGGCGTTAATACTGGTACGTCAAGCACTGCCTACACCAACTACAAAGGGACTGACGCAGTGGGTACAGCCAAATCATGGGTTGTCGGCATCAACCCTTATGCTGTCAATGGAAGTGGTGAATTTGTTGAACTTGCAACGGGATTAGGATTGCATCTTGCACCCACTACGGGCAATGCCAGTTTTGATGGCAGCGTTGGCATTGGAACGAGTTCGCCTGTTGCAAAACTGGATGTGCAAGCAGCTACCGGAACATTTAGACTGGCATCATCAACTGGCACTAATGCGGCGTATCTATATGCAACAAATACTGGTGGCGATTTCTACTTTGGTAGAGACAACAGCACAGGCGCTACATTTGGTTCAAACACAGGGTACACATCTATTCTTTGGTCTACTGGCGCTTATCCAATGGCGTTCTTTACCAACGGCACAGAACGGATGCGCCTCGGCTCAAGCGGCGGGATGAATTTGAGCGGGACGCTTTCTCTTGGCTCGGGCTCTGCACTAGGAACAGCGCCTCTTGACGTTCATACGTTGACAGGGGTGTGTGAGGTTGGCGTTTACGCAAACGACAACACCAGCGCGACTGCACACGCCCAACTGCGTCTATATTCCGGCGGCGCGTCTGGCGGCGACCCAATAGTTAATTGGGAGGTAACTGGCGGTAGTCGGTACTACATGGGTATTGACAATTCCAACTCCGACAAACTGGTAATCGGTTCTGGTTATTCCCCCGGCGCGTCTGACTACTTGACCATCTCCTCCACCGGACTCGCAGTAACAGGCGCGCTGAGTGCGACGGGGGATATAACAGTCAACAAAGCCAACCCCGCTATTTTACTTAGCGCTGCTGCTGCGGCTCAGACCGCTTCCTACTACACGCAAACAGCAGGCGTTGATCGCTGGCAGTGGGGCAAAGGGAATACTGCCGAGTCGGGATCAGACGCGGGGTCAGACTACTTTATGAACCGGTTCTCAGATGCGGGTGCGTATCTTGGTACGCCGTTCACCATCAGCCGCGCTACCGGGTTGGCAGCATTTGCCACTAGCCTCGCAGTCACAGGGACGCTTGACGCTCGTCTTGCAGCTTCAGGTAGTGGCGCTGTAGTTACTGTCGGCAACGTAAACAACGGTCAGTTTGGTGGTTTTGGTATCACTGACGGAGCCCCTTACCCGCTTGAGGTTTGGGGTAACGTACTGGTATTTAAAACAAACGGTGCGTCTTACGCAAGTACAGCAGAAAAAATGCGCCTAGACTCCAACGGATATTTAGGCGTAGGTGAAGCTGTACCCGTATCACGGATTCATGTATCTGGCGCAGCGTTTGGAGCAACTACACAAATTCGCATTGCCTCAACCTCCGCCAGTAACTCAGGAGCGCCTTCTCTTGTTTTAACAAGGTCTAGTTCGTCAACGATGACGGCGCAAGGTATTGGTAACATTTACTTTTCCCGTTTGCTTACAGATGCGGCATCAAACACTGCCGCTTCTATTGTTGCAACTGGAAACAATTCTTCTTCAGCACCGACTTGCACCCTTACCTATGACGCCATAACCAACCACGTTTTGCAAATCAACGGCACTGGAGTCTCCACATTCTCCTCCACCGGACTCGCAGTAACAGGGACGCTGAGTGCGACACCGAGCGGTTCAACGTCGGCGGTAGCGGTCGGAACGGTCAGCGGGTATGGGGTTTTGTTTTTCAACGGTGGCGCTGCGTCCTTAAGCACATCCAGCGGTATTTTTGGGGGCGGTGGTGACCCCAGCATTTATCTTGCAGCAACAACAGGAGCCAGTGTATTTGCAAGGGTTGGCGGTTCGACTAGAGGCGAATTCTCCTCCACCGGACTCGCAGTAACAGGCACGCTGAGTGCGACGAGCACCATAACCGCGTCTGCGGGTCGCGTCGTCGCTGGAAACTCTGGCATCAACGATGCTCTGTTTCAAGCCACAAATACAGGCGGCACCCTGTACATGGGTCTTGATAACAGCGGCGGTGGTTTTGGTACAGCAGGGGCTTACGGAACAGTCATCTATCGCCCGGCAGCGACTTCATTTGCGATTAGCCGCGCAGGCACTGTAGACCTGAGAATTGACGCCAGCGGCAACCTTGGGCTGGGGGTTACTCCGAGTGCTTGGTATAACTCCGGCACCTTGCAAGGCACAAGTTTTGGAATCAGTGTTCTTTTGGGTGTAGATCAAACCGGCTTTTCAACAGGTTGTTATCAAGATGGTTACGGTTTAGCGCTTAACTGGAAATCAAAAGGCGCGTACAGACCAACCTTGTATGCACAGGCTTCTGGAGCGCATCAGTTCTATATATCAACGGCGCTTCCAACTGGAGCAGGTCAAGCCATCGCTTGGACAGAGGCGATGACGTTAACTGCTGCGGGTGACTTGTTGGTCGGCAAGACTGCCACTGCCTTGGGAACTGCGGGTATCGAGTTGCAAGCAGTAGGTTTTCTAGCGGTCACTCGCGCCGAGCGCCCGTTTGTGCTGAACCGCCTAACTACTGATGGAGATTTAATTGAGCTATACAGAGACAGCGTAACGAAAGCCACGATTGGCATTACCTCAAGCAATCTTACTTTTGGTGTCGGCGGTGCTACATGGATGACTCTCACCACCAGCGGCAACCTCGCGTTTTCTGCCACCGGTGCTGCCATCAGCAACGTCACATCTATCAACGGCGGACAGCTTGCTGGGCTGCGCAACCGGATCATCAACGGGAACATGTCGGTGTGGCAGTATTGGACGTATGTGTCCAACCCGGTGAGTGGGTCATTTTTGGCAGACCGATGGACCGTATATTCCCTCGGCACCGCGGCTGCGTTAGCAACGCAGTCCTCCAATGTCCCGAACGCGCAGTCCCTGTACTCGTTGCTCGCCAACGGTTCTGCCGGCAACACCATGCTCGCCTTCAACCAGCGCATTGAGTCACTCAATATGTACGACATGAGCGGGCAGGTTGTGACGGTGTCGGCGTGGGTCTACTCCAGTGACTCGCGTGCGGCCACCGTGACCCTTTACTACCCAACTGCCACTGACAACTACATCGGGTTCGTCGACCTTGGTGCTAACGTATCTGCGGCCGCAACTGGGTGGAGAAAAGTATCGTACCAGTACACCATACCGGCGCAGCAGTTCGGCCTGCAACTTACGCTGTCGTTTGGTGCGGTAGGAGCCGGGATATCGGTCGGCATAGCGCAGGTACAGATTGAGATTGGCTCGGTTGCAACAACGTTTGAGCAAAGGTCGTTTGGGCTGGAACTGTCGTTGTGTCAGCGGTACTACGTGAAGGTCGGCGCCAACGCGATCGGCGCAGCGGCATCATCAACCATAGCCGACGTATTCCTTACGTTCCCGGTCACGATGCGTACCGCACCCACCTTCACCGCGCTTGATACATCCGTGGACATTCGTATAAACGGAACCACGTTATCGTACGCCGGCGCATGGGCCTCATTATCGTCCGGCGTCGACACCGCGATTATCAACTTTACACTCACTTCCGGCAGTTGGCCCGGCACAAACCTATTTGTTGTCAACTCTACCCCGGTCGTGGCCGCTTCAGCGGAGATTTAATTATGTGTAATTTGCGGCGGCATAAATATATGTGACAACATTGTAAAATTCCTGGGGTCGCATCCGGCGTATCTTAGGTAACAAAACATAAATGGAAATTAAAATGAACGACAAAAAAATTGAACTATCTTTAAACTTGATCAACGGCATCTTGCAGTATCTGGCCACACGCCCCTACCAAGACGTTGTTGTATTGATTCAGGGGATCCAAGAGCAAGCCAAGGACGCATCTGTACCCGCGGAGTAAAAAATTACCTGAAATCAAAAACCGTGGGGTTTTCGGCCTTCTAGCAGAGGGCAGCACCCCACAGTCTTGTGTAGTCGGTTACGGCGACATAAGCAGATTCTGGTAGGCATACGCATATTAGGAAAAAAAATGGTAACTTTAGATTTATTAACGCAGATATGTCCGCACACAAAATCAAGTATTCTTGAGGGATATATTGAACCACTTAACACCGTGGCTGAATACTATGAAATGAATGTGAATCCAGCAAGATTGGCTGGCTTTCTAGCACAAACTGCACACGAATCCGGTGGTTATAACTTCATTAAAGAAAATCTAAATTATAGTTCTAATGGACTACGCAGTACATTTGGTAAATATTTTACCAATGATGACATGGCAAATCAATATGCAAAAAAGCCAGAAAAGATTGCTAATCGTGTTTATGCTAACCGAATGAAAAACGGGGATGAATCAAGCGGTGATGGATATAAATTCCGCGGGCGTGGACTTATTCAATTAACTGGTCGTGATAATTATACTAAATTTGCCAACGATTTGGGTATGAGTTTAGAAGATACTGTTGCTTACTTAGAGACACCAAACGGTGCAGTAGCAAGTGCAGGATGGTTCTGGGAAAATAACAAATTAAATCAATATTGTGATAGTGGAGATTTTGTTACATTAACTAAACGTATCAACGGTGGTACTATTGGGTTAGCAGATAGAAAACATCACTTTGAATTAGCGATGCATTACTTAACAGCATAATATGTCACAGCCTATTTGGAATACCCCTGCTGGCTCTATAGGAAGTTATCCATATGGATATGCAACTTCATATGTATTATTGGCAACACCAGTTGCCCCCGCTACTAGTGTAAGCTATCAAGTTTTAGCAGGATCATTACCTAACGCAATAGTACTAAACACTAATACCGGTGTATTATCCGGGATTCCTGCAATAGTAACATCTGACACACTAACTATATTCACTGTAAGAGCAACAGATAATTTAAATAATATCCGTGATAGAACATTTAGTATGTTGATTACTGGTGCTGTTACACCACAGATTACTACACCAAGTGGGGTAATATTAACTACCCAAGATAGTGTTTGGACACAGATACAAATAGAATATTCTAATCCTGTTCCAAACAATATAGTATTAATAGAGTTACAACAGGGGCTATTGCCTCCGGGTCTTGAAATTTCTACATCAGGGTTGATACAGGGCTATCCACAACCACCAACAACAATAGTTACATTACCCTTAGTAACCGCATTTAGTTTAAATACATCATCTACATCGTTGATTTATTGTTTATCAATTATAGGTATAACTATTGGAAGACCGGTGACATTTACCGATCCTATAGGTGGAATAATCGCAGGACAAACATATTATATAAAAACTATTGATACGACTAACACTGCATTTACTATATCTACCACCCAAAATGGAAGTACTTTTGTATTGAGTGAAGATGCAGGAGGGATGAATATTACATTACCTGCAATTTCTACCGGTCAACCTATAATTAGAACTTACAATTTTGTATTGGCACTAGTAAGTGCTTTGGGTAACGCAACTGCTTCTTATTCAATTACAGTTTTAAATCAAAACACCCCTGTAAGTCAAGGTGGTCCTGGAAACCCACCTAACACAAGACAGCCCACTTTATTAAATACTAGACCATTGACAATTACAGTAAATGATAGTGATCCGTATTATGGTTATTATTTATTGCCACCGATAGCAACTTCAACGAATGCTCAATTAGGTACATTTTTAAGTGATAACTACTTTGCTTTCAAATTAATTGGATATGAGTTTGATGGCAACGATATTAATTATTATGTTTCTGGATTGCCGCAGGGAATAGCACATGATTCTACCACAGGTTGGATAACAGGAACTCCTATTTTGTCATCACCGGGTATTAATAACTATAGTTTTACTGCACAAGTAGTAAGAGCAGGTAATACTGGAATAGTGTCTCCGGTGTTTAATTTTGCATTCAATCTAAGTTTGGATATCACTGGTACAATATCTTGGGTCACACTACAAGATTTAGGTACAATATATAACGACACTCTTAGCATATTAAAAGTCCTTGCAGTTTCGGACACCCCATTAGAGTATAGATTAACTTCAGGTAGTTTACCTCCGAATTTAACATTATTACCCAGCGGTGAAATAACAGGTATTGTAGCTAGTCAACCAACAAATACTTTTTTAAATGTTGGTGAACAAACTGCTTTTACATTTACAATTCAAGCATACTCGTCAAACTTTGCTATTGTAGAATCTAGCAAAACATTTACCGTAAATGTATATCAAGAATATGGGCAACCTACTGATATATTATATATTCAAGCGGCCCCTAGCATTAACGATAGAAATATACTACGAACATTGTTAGACAGTGAAGCACTAATACCTACTGAATTATTATACAGATCAGATGATGTTAATTTTGGAAAAGCAACCAATGTCATATACGACCATGCATATGGTATATATGCAAGTGGTCTACAAGAATATATAGCATCAGTCACACAAAATCATTACTGGAGAAATATCACTTTAGGTGAGCTAAAAACTGCTATTGCAAGAGATAACAATAATAATATAATTTATGAAGTAGTATACAGTGAAGTAATTGATAATTTGATAAATCCCCAAGGGGTTAGTGTTCCTAGTAGTATATATTGGCCAACTCCAATTGATTTACATTTGGGACCTTGGTACACAAGTGTAACCGATATATTCACTAGCTATGTTGAATTGTTAAATCAACAATACTTTACTAGTTTGACTTCCGGATATGCTAGAACGT